GCTGTATTAGTATGGGGTAATGTATAAGCAAATTCATTTTTTCCTTCTATCATATCGCCCTCTTTTAAAAATTTAGTTTCTAGTTCAGTTAAATCTACAGAAACCTTCTCTCCATTATATATAAACTCATAATCTTTTCCATAACCTAAAATACGAGAAGATACTAAAATAGCATTTCTATCTCCTACTATCATGTCATCATAATTTACTTTAGAAATTACTAAGGATTTTAATAATTTATCTATTACTATTCCTTGTTTAATATAGTTTTGGTTGGTTAAAATATCTTCTTCTTTAGCAGTCATATATTTCATTTCTACTTTACCTTCAGATAAAGGATTATCTTTAGGGTATACTAAACCTCTTGATGGTAATTCTATAGTTTCTGTTGGGAATTTAAATTCGCTCATAATCTTTTATTTAAAATAACTTAATTTTGTTATAAATACCAATATAAAAAAGGAGCTTGACATAGCCAAGCTCCCTCTAATAAAATGTTTAAGTATTTTTAGAAATTTAATACTGCGTAGTCTATTGCTACTTCAATTGATAAGTTAATTGCTGTATCTACTGTGTCCCAATTATACTCTCCAAAGTTAGTATTTACAATAAATGCACCTTTTAATATCCATTCTGAAACAATATCACCTACAGGTCCTAATACATTGATAGTTAAATCTTTTTTATAAAAATCAGAATAACCATCTCTACCTGTTACTGATTCATGATGTAATCTTACCCATTCCATAGTTGCTTGTGCACCTGAAGGAGTGATTGGGTCAAATAACGTCATTGTAACGTTTTGCCATATTGATTTACCTTTAACTTTTCTTTCAACATTAATGTGATTTAAAGTTACTACACCTTGTTGTAATGTTACAGCACTAACTTGTTTAATTAGGTAGCTAGGCATCCCATCCATGTATAGGATAAACCTATTCGCTTGTTTGGGTTCAAACGCTGTATAAAATATTTCATTGGGATCTATTACTGCCATTTTTTATTGTTTATTTTCGATTATAAATATCTGATTTTTTAATTTTTATACCGGGAAAGTAGCTCCAGTTGGTAATATGTTGAAATCTAGGTATATAAATTCAGCCGTTTTAGTTGGTTGTAAATATATCTGTCCAATTAATTGATTTCTATCTATAACATCTGGTGTGTTATTACTTTCATCCATTACAACTTTAAAAGCATATAAACCTTGTCTTTGTTGTACACTTTCTAGGTATGGGTTAACTTGTGATAAGAAATTATTTCTTGTAGCTATTGTATTTTGTTCAAATACTAAATTATCTGCTATTTGAGAAATGTAATTCTTAAGAGCAATTAATAATCTTCTAACATTTACTCTATCTAAAGCACTAGCTTTTTTCTGTAATGTTTTCTGTCCAAATACTACTACTCCTGTGTTAGGGAATGTAGCTATTGGGTTAACATTGTCTTGGTATAGATCATCTCTATTACCATTTGTTAATTTTCTTTCTGCTCTAACAACAGTTCCTAAACCACCTCTGTTTAATCCAGCAGGTGCAAACCATGCTTCTCCTGCTCTATCATTAAAGGCATATACACCTGGCATCATTGTTGAAGCTGGTACCCAAACTAATGATCTTAAATCGGGATCAATTGTTTGAACCCATGGCCAATATGTAGCGGCATATGAAGTATCTCTTCCTGATGCTTGTTCAATTACTGAGTTGATTCCTATTCCATATCTTACACCATCTATTACAGCTATGTTATCTCCTCTAAATGAAGCATTATTAATCATAGTACTAATAGGACCTGCATAATCTTTGTCGTACAAACCTGGTGCTGTAATTAGATTATATCTAAAAGCATCTCTATTTGCTAATAGTTGTAGTGGAATTGAATAATTATCTGCTACTAAACCTTGAGTATTTGTACCATTGATATTTTCATAAAAATTAGCTCCAATACCGTTAAAAGCTGTTCCTACAGCTCCTGAAAACTGACCTTGTCCTGCTAAAGGAATAGATGCAGTATAAGCAGATTTAGCAACTCCATTATTATCAAAATAATTTAATGTTTTAGCTGCTACTGATTTTACTCTTACAAAGTTACTTTTTGTATTATATGAACCTTGATCAGCAACATAATATTCATTACTAGAAGGGTCTTCAGTAACTACTTGTTTTGAATTACCAATTATTTTTTCTATATAATTATTTGAATTTGGATCTAATGATAATCCTGTCCATGTTTCTAATATAGTTCTAGAAGTAGTTGTATCATCACCTCTTCTGATTAATAGATTAAATGTACCAGAAGCTGTATTTGGTGAAACTATTTCCCATCTTAAATTATCTTTAGTACCATTTATTAATGTTCCATTTGAACCTGTAGCTCCTGCACTATTCATAATAGCACCCTCACTTAAAGTTTCTAATACAAATGCTGATTGGTTTACAATATTGCTAGCTACTAAAGTAAGTGATAAATTTGACCCACCTTCTTGATTAGCACCTAATGATTCAGATGTAAAAGATATTACATCTCCTATAGCAAATGCTCCCGCAGCAGCATCTAAAGTAATTGAAGATATACTTTCTGAGTTAGCTAGTACAAATGAAGCTGTAACATTTACATTAGATGATTTAGCTGCACTTACACTGCCACCTACACTTCCAGTTGCGTTAAATACACTTTTAGTAACACCACTTAAATTTCCTAATACTCCACTTTCTACATTGTTAGAAATTGCTGTACTAGTTGCGGAAGTATAAGAACCTGATACTACCCTAGTTACTAGTAATGAATCTCCACCTTGTTGAAAATAATTGTATGCTGAGATAGAAGTAAAATAAGTGTATTCTACACTACCACTTTCTACTTTAGCACCAAATCTATTTTGATAATCGGAATAAGAAGAAACTATTGTTGGAATTCCTACTGGTCCTTTTACGGTAGGTCCTAATATAGCTGCTCCTGCTTGTACTGGTTGACCAGAGATAAATGATGAATCGGTTTCTCTTGCTAATACACCAGGGGATAATAATACTTCTGCCATTTTATAATGAATTAATTTTGTTTATAAATATTACAGAAGTTCCCAAAAATGCAGTTATTTTTAAACTGCTTTAGATTCTTCGTTAACTTCTGTTATTTTTCCTGTTTCTAAATCTATATTAACATTACCATATTTTTCTTTTAAATCAGATATGGTTTTTTTATAGTTTTCTTCAATATTAGAAATTTCTTTTTTAAATTCCCATTTTTGTTCTTCTAAACTTAAAATTTGGAAATCAATATTCCCTAATTTTGTTAAGTTTTCTAGATTTGAATTACGTAATTCTAATAATTCTTTTAATTCTTCTTTTGTAATTTTT